GCCGTCATGCCGCTGCGGATCGTGTTGGCAATCTCTGGTTGTTCAAGGCCCAACGATGCCGCCGTTTCCGTCAGTCGCGTCTCGACTTCAGCGCCGTCAACTTCTCCGCCGGCGACAAGCTGCCCCAAGCAGAACGCCGCCCGGTTCAGAGCGTTGTTGCGTTCACCTGGTCGAGCCATCGCGAACCGGGCGCACTCGGAATTGAGCGCCGCCCGACCGTAACCGCCTGGCCCGCTATTCGTCGCCCGAAGCGTGAACCCGTCCGATTGCTTCCCGCCTGCCTCGGTCTTCTCTTCACACACTGCCGCTATCATGTTGGCCGTGATGATGACTTGCTCAGTCGGGGCAAATACAATCTTGCACGGTCGATACGGTCGATCGTCGGAGCATTGGCCTTTCTTTGCCCATGTGCCCGGCAGCTTGATAAGCCGCGGGGCGTCGTGTACCGAGCCGTCGATGCTGCCTGGTTGATCGGCAAATCTGTTTTGAAGCGACAACAGGAACTTGCGGTACAGTGATTGAATCGCCGATGTCGCCTCAAGCTCCACTCGGTAAAGCATCGCGCAGCCGTTGCCGCTGTCGAACACCAGTGGTGCAGGCCAGCCCAACGACAACAGGTATTCATTGACGGACGCGCCAACTTGCCTAGCGCCTTCCTTTTCTTCGTCCGTTGCCGGGTTGTCCTTCTCCGTCTCTGGTTTCAGTGGGTCGATGTCGATGTAAAGCCATCGCCGGTTATTGATGTCCGCTTTCTTGGCGCAACGGCCCAGCCCAACCGGAACCGGGTTGATGCGAACATAGACCCCAATTCCATTCGGCATCCCATCGACAGCGGTTATCAGCCCTTCAATGTCCGTGCTGGCAAGATTGGTAAATCTTCCGGACGGCAGCGCCATGATTTCACAGCCAGATTTGGGATCGGCGAGAAGTCGCAGACCTCGCTCCAGTTCTGCTCGGTCTGCGATCATCCCGCCCGATGTCGAGCTGGTTGCCCGGATCTTCCATGATGGCTTGTACGTCATGCTGTCCACTCGGTTTGTTGAAAAGAGTCTGGGCGAATCAATGGCTCAAAACATTTCGGCGGCTTCTTGCTGCAACGTCTTCCCTTGTTCACTTCGGCTTGGCTCGCGAGCATCGCCACCAACATTTTCCTCGACTCGGTTTTCGATGTGTTCCTTGACGCTCTTGCCGAACAGCCAGGGAATCCAATCGGGCAGCTTGATCTCGCCGTCTTCGCCGATGTCGTCCGGCGACCACAGAAAAGGCTTGTGCGTCGGATCGGGAACAACCATCCCCTTGGGCAGTCCGGCCACGCCCGAGACCACGTTGTATCCGTTTTTCTCGGTGATGCTGAGCAGGCACTTCTTGCCAGGGAGAACGGAGAAATCGAACTCTTCACCTTCGGCGAGTTTCTTGCCGCGCCACGACTCGACCCACTGACGCAGTTTGGCTTTCTCATTCATTGAAAAGGTCATGTCAATTCCGGCAACGAAATTGTTGCCCTTGCTGTCTTTCTCGCTGGTCAGTTCCCACACAAGATAGACACGATGCTGAATCTTCGTCTCACCCTGGAATGTGTTCTCCTGCATGCCCATGTCAATGAGTGCCACGAGAACGGCTTGGTGATTGCCTTGTGGCGGCTTCTCAAAATCGCCCTGCCCCTTGGTTGCTGCCTGTTTCCACTTGCTCATGTCAAAATCTCCACAAAGTTCAATTGGTCACAAAATCACACCTTCCGCTTGCTGGGAGTCGAACCCAACCAAACCACTAGCGGCTAGAACTCAATCTCTACATCCGGCGTAGGCAACGGCGCCCGCGCCACGCTCACGGCCTCGGCAAACGCCTCCGCTGTCTCGTCGGCAATATCTTCCGCGAACCCGGCCAGGTCGTCGCACCGCAGCGCGAACGCCAGCACGATCAGGCGGATGCCGTTGGTCATTTCCGTTATGGCGATGTCGTTCATGTGAGGTTCTCCACTGATAACAATGGACGTAATCGGCCCCTTAACCCTCCCGCGGTTGATATCCAGGCAACGCCACCGAGAATGCGTTTTCCTGAGCCCGCGGGAGGGGTAAAGAGCCGTTAGTTTCGCTTGATCCTCTCGATTCGAATGGTGCCGATATCAGCGGCAAAATCAATGTAATCAATCACGCTTTGAAAGTCAAGTATCAAAATCCCCCGGCCGGCCGTATCATCAAACCAACCGGCCGAGGGCGCGAGTAACACACTCGCTAAAGTGATTCACCAAGCGAGACTAACCGCGGTGACATCACACACGCCGAAACGTGCTTCCGTTAATTCCTTCGCTCCCGTGCGATCATGCAACGCTCGCAGAATGGACGCGTGCCATTGCTCGCCTGATCAGCGCTCTGCACGACGAGCGTGTATGACCCGAACCTGTTGACACAGTTGTTGACGCACCGATTGACGTACACTGGATTACTACCGTCCGTGTTGGTCATAATCATCGGCTCTGTCTTCTTCTGCACGAAATACATGGTGTAAACTCCATAGTGGTTATCAATTCACTTTGCATGGCCAACTTTACGTGATCCACTTCGCATTGTCAGGCAGCAACTCTCGCCACCTTTCCGGGATCGTCCCATTGCTCCACAGATTGACCGGCCCGAGGTCAAGCCCATTGAGCATCCGCACCCGGCCGCCACAGCGTGCCATCGGGTTCTCGGTCAGTGTGTAATGCTCGCCACCGATCCGGATCGAATCAGGCAAGTCACTTTCGCCGGCGAGCCGGAACCACCAGATGCAATCGGCGCAAGCGTCATGCTCGATCATGTCCTCATTGGTTTCCCGCGTGCCGTTGGTCACGCCATGCCAGCCGCAATGCTGGCACGTCACGGGAAGGCCGATGCTGGACGCCTCGCGATAGCAAGGACCGCAAATGGTCATGTCGTCGAGGCGATGCCACATCTGGCCGCTAAGCGAGCGATGGCACGATTCGCATAGATTGGTGCTCGCGGTCAATGATTACTCCTGGTGTTGTGACTTCCGCTTAGTCAGTATCGTCTTTTCCAATTCCATGCCCGCATGACGCCGGCAACGCCACGCCGCACGCTTGCAGCCATCGAGCCTGGCCGTTATGCTCGCCGCGTTGCGGCAATTGCGAACGCCGGCTCGCTTGTCCTTGCCGTTGATGTAAACCTTGTGCCGACAGATCACGCATTCTTCCTTTCGGCTAGTCGCGTCAAATGCTGCGACATGATGTAGATTTTCTCACCCATCGCCATGATCAGCCGATGCAGTCAAGCCACTTCCTCGTACTGATCGTCCATTTCGTCATCGACCACGGCGAATAAGTCGGGTTGTTCGTTGATTGGTAACGCGGCGGCTTCCATGTTTTTAACGGCTTGATTGTAGTAGCTCGGTTTCAACTCGATCCCGATCGCCTTTCGGTCGTTAACAACTGCTCCGTATGCTTCGCTGCCAACTCCAAGGAACGGGGTCAACACGACCTCTCCTGGATTGGATCGTAGAACGACTACTCGCTCGATTACATCGAGCTGAAGAGGGTGCATGTGTTTCTCGTCCTCCGGTTCGCGACTTTCCTTGTAGGGCAACACACGACCGATGCGAACGTCATCCCAGAACGCGGAAGCGTACTGACGCCAAATCCACTGACTGTAACGGTTCTGAATTTGATTGCCTTGCCATCCGCGGTATTTCATGATGTCGCTCGGAATCGACCGCTCACCGGCGTATCGCATGAGCCCAGTTGGATGATGAATTGGAACCGGGTTCTTTCCCTTGTTGCGAAACAGCAACAAATAATCCGCACTCGCCACGTCACACAATGACGAGTCATCAATAACCGTTTTGTGTGTGAGCCCTTTCGCCATCGTTCGATTTCTAACGCCCAACGGTTCTTTCCAAACACAATGGCGAGCGATGTATTGCCATCCGAGCTTCTGATGCAGGCGGATGATGTCGCCTGGGAAATCTGTGAGCCCAGCCCCAGCGTTCGCCCCGTCGTTCGGAACGTCCATGCAATGCACGGCAGAAATGCGGCCCGGCATCGTCACGCGGGCAATCTCGCCCACAAGGAACTCATAATGCTCGAAGAACTCCGCGTAGCTGCGGCAGTTGCTCATGTCGCGAGTAGAGGACGAGTATTGGTACAGCCCGCAAAACGGAGGCGAATATACCGACAGGTGAACCGACTTATCCGGGATCGTTGGAAGCACTTCCAGACAATCCGAATTGTAAATCGCGTATCTGTCCGTCACCACTTGATTGATAACCGCCATTGTCTTTCTCCCACGGTGGATTGATTCGTTCGTTTGACACTAAACAGCGGCCGCATCTTGGACAGCGGCTTTCTTTCGTTTTGCTGAACCATTTGGCTTCACACTTACAGACGAAATAGAACCGCTCAGCCATGATGGAGCCTCGGTGGGGTTCGGGAAATTATCGTTCCGTTTCACGTCGAGATGATCGTTCATCAAGGCAACAAGTCGTTCCATCATGATCTCGGCCTGGTCGTTTTTTCGTTGCAAGTTGGCGAGAACCTTTGACTCGCCTTCGCTCGTCACGATGTCAATGACAACATCTTTCATTTGCCCGAACCGCCACGACCGACGAACGCCTTGATAGAACAGCTCGAACGAGTGCGACGGGAAAAACGTCTGGTGAGCACAATGTTGGAAATTCAAACCCAACGCCCCCAACGATGGTTTCGTTACCAGCTTTTGAATCTGTCCGGAACAAAACGCAAGGAATGCCTCTTCCTTCGCGTCGTCCGAATCTTTGCCAGACACTTGAACCGCTCCCGGAATCAGGCGAGTCAACAGGTCACCCTCTGGATTGAGATGACACCAGACAAGAGCGGGCTTGCCAGTGTCGGCAACAAGAGCGGCAGCCGCTTCGCAGCGTTCCGGCATGGTCCGGCGACGTTCTTCGCGTTGCTCTTCCAGTGTGTCCGCCGGCATGTCGAAAAGGCATCCGGGCTTTTTCGTCCGAGCCGATACCGTCGTTTGCTTCATGATCAACTTTGGCAAGATGTATTCGGCGTCATCGAATCCAAGGTCGGATGGCTTGCGGCACGCTCTCGCCCACGAGCAAACCCATCGCCAGAAATCATGCTCGGCATGCGCCATCATTCGGTAGGTTGTCCGACCCCACCCCAAATGATCCTTGCTCGTTCCCTTCTTGAAGAATCGAGTAATCATGTCTTGGAATCCAAGTTCCCCCAAGGCTTCCGACGAATTTCCGAGTTCAACGTAATCGTTCGGTGCCGGCGTCGCTGAGCAGAAAAGCCGAAATGGCAGTTGTCTCATGAACTCAGTGATTTCAGCCGTGCGTTTTGCGTCGGCGTTTTTTGTTGCTTGCGATTCGTCGCATATCGCCCCGCCGAATTCTGTCCAATTGAATTTAGACAGGCTTTCGTAGTTCGTGATTACGATCCGCTTTTGCTTCCACGTTCCATCTTTAGAACGCTCCGCGTCAATGCCGAACTTGTTGGCTTCCTGCAATGTTTGGGCGGTCACGCCAAGCGGAGCAATCAATAGGACAGGCTTGTTTGTGTGCCGGATGACGTTTTCTCCCCATACAAGCGATTGGGGAGTTTTGCCAAGCCCGCAGCCTTCAAACAGTGCCGCTCGGCCTTTTCGAATCGACCACTCAACGAGGGACGACTGAAACGGTTTCAGGAAACTCGGCATCCATAGCGGTTCAAAACCGCTCATCCCGATTACTTGTGATTTCCGAGCTAAAAATTCTGAATACTTCACGCTCCCGCCTCCCCAATCTCCAACCGTTCGAAATCCGCTTTCGCCTCGGCTCGCTTCCACCCGTTCAATCGGAACCACCGAGCCACGCGCTCGGCCTCGTCGCGGTCGATCGGGTCCGTGAACTGGACCTTCACGCCGGTAAACTTGCTCACCGGTTGATCCAGGCAGACCAGAGTATCGGCGAGCATGTAGGCCGGTTGCGGATGCCCGCCCTCGCGATCGTCGTCGCCACGCGGGAACACCCACAGCGAGAGCATGGCGGGCACGTCGATTGCCGGCGGGAATCGGTCGTGTGCGTCCCTGATCTCCGCGTTATTGATCGCGTTCCCCAGATTGATTGCCAACCGCTCCGAAGTTGGCGGCGGGGTCATGAATTCGGTCTCGTCTTCCATGTGTAGTCTCTGCGATAGAAGAAATGGGGCATCCTGCCCGTCCGTTCCGACATCGTGCCGGATTGTACGTTGGCCCTCGATCGCTCCCCGTGCTCGCAGTTGGTGATCCCCAGAGGTAGGCGTCAGCAACTCACGGGAAGCGGCCGAAGGCCGAGAAATAATGTTAGGATGATCCCTCTGATAGATAGATGCCGTGCGAACGGCATGAGCAATCTATTCCAGTGCGAGGGCAGTGTCAAGCGGAATCGTGGCCGCCGCTGGGTACAACCGCTCGTCTACCTCACCGCGGAAAATCTGTACGCTCTTGTCGGCCTCGAACCCGAGCCGAATAACGCGCCCGTCAATTTCCGTAACTGACACTTCGCAGATCAGTTTGCCGTCACAGTCGCGGAGCATCACTTTCTCGCCAGTTTTTCTTGCTAACACAAGCATCGGAGAATCCTTTCGTGGTTAGAGCATTACATCCAGTCAACGGTTTCGGCACCCGGCACGCGCCCGACCATGCGGGCGAACGTCAGTTCTTCAATCGCACGGTCAAGCCGGTCAGCATCGCCGCCGATCGCCGCACGCAAATGAGCCATTGCACTTTGGTAAATGTCTTCGGCGATGTACTCGACTCCGCGGGCGACAAGCTGCGCGTCCCGGTCATCGGGGGCCAGTGGCGAGACTGGCAGCAGTTCCGGGTGATGGTTTGCGAATGTCATGTTTACCCCACTACTGTAAATAAGTCGAACCGCAACGCCTTTGCTTCGTCCAGCTTTTTCTTGAGGAACATCATGCTCATCCGCTCGGTGGCGCTCGGCCCTTGCGGCGTCGGCTTGCTCATTATCCGCATCGCTGCCTCCAGGTCCGAAACAACCATATCCATCGTCGTAGCCGCCGCCGTCAGTTTTTCGTTAAGGTCGTTCATGGTCGCTTCCTTCGTGGTTAAATTGGTGTCGCCATCGAGCGGCCCGTTCGCAATTTTCTCGATCTGGGCTATCGGTTCCAGTTAGCAACTCGAATAATTTTAATTTCTCTATCCTCTAGGTGCGCCTTCATAGCGCCGACGCATCGGCCATAAACCTGAACCCTGCCGGTGCTTCCTCCTGTTATGCGGTTTGCTTGTAAGAGATAGTCTCGTAGAATCCTGGACTGCTGAACCGGACCATCTGGAATCACTAGAGAGCTGTAAAAGTCGGCTGCTTTTTCCCGGTCCCGTTCGTAGTATTCCATAGCCGCAACCACAACGGAAACGCGGCCGATTCCCTGGTCGTTTTTTTTGTGCTGTGAAATCCATGTGATCGAATCTCGATGACTCTCGAATATTTCGCGTGCTTGTTCTGGTGAGGGTCTTGTTGTCGATGAAGTCATCGAAGTGAACAAATAGTTCACTATTTGTGAAGCAACTTTGTTGTAACGGTGATCCTCAATAAGACAGACTCGATCTTCCAATCCACGACTGATTCCGGTGTCCAGGTATTCGCGCATCTTGTCAGGAACTCCAAACTCTATTCTGGCCTCTACCGAGACTCCGGCCACAATGATTGCATGAAGTCGATGTTGCCCGTCAATTAATCTCCCAGCATCGGAAAACGCTATTGGTTGCGGGTGATCGGGCATCCATTCACCCGAACTAATCTGACTAGATAAGTATTTGACAAGACCAGGCCGAACCCGCCTATTGCCGTCGTTAATTGCAAGCCACTTTGCGGCCTGTTCCGGGGTAACTACGACGCGAGCAATTCCAGGCTTTTTTACGTCAAACCCTTGCGTTATTACAACGAATGGGATTGATGCCGGTGCCGTCTTGTTGCAATTGCGATCGCTCATGTTTTCCTCATGTTCCTGTTTTTGATTGTGAATAAATGGCAGGCCCGCATCCGCGTGCTGTGGATGTCGGACAGGCGAGAACCGGCCCATGTCGGCCCGCACGCCACACCGTGCTCTTGCGAGCGCCTGCCGTGGTCTGGTGGTCTAAATCGTGTCCTCGCCATCGAACATGGCGACGAGCCCGCACGCGACAGTTGCGGCGGCCGCGATAAACGCGCCAACCGCGGCGAACGCGGCCAGGTTGCGGTTGTGCTCGCCGACGTTCGCGGCAATCGCGACTAGAGCGGACGTTGCCCACGCTCCCGGTAGGGCGGCGCAGAAGCCGTCAGCTAGGCGAGCGTACAGCGGTTTGCGGCGGTGCAGAGTTTTCATGGCCATCTCCTCGTTCAGTTGCCCGGCGCGACGTGCGCCGGGCGGTGTGAGGGCTACTCGGCAACGGCAAAACTAAGCGTCTCGCCACCCTTGCGGGCGACAACCAGAACGCGCGTGCCAGCGACGCCACGCTGCTGGGCGGCAAAGTTGCGGGCGTAGTCTTCGGCCTCTGATTTGGTCGCGAACGTGGCCGCTGCCGGGTAGCGGAACCATTGGCCCTGTGACCCGCGCTGCGTCTTGACTACTTTATAGTTCCACTTTTTCATGTTCATGCTCCGTGTTCGTTCCAGGAAGCCCGGCGCGACGTGCGCCGGGCTAAAGGTCGTCGTGATTATGACGAGTAGATCATTCGGCCGTTTTTGTCCTTGATGAACGAGTCTCCGTCGTAAAGCGATGTACAGATGACGGCTCCGTGCTCAGTCTCAACTTTCAGTACTCGCGGACCTGATACGGAAAGCATCCGGCACAGCTTTTTGTAAATGTCCTTCAGGGTTTTCCCTTCAACCGACAATTCCGGGTCGCGTTGGCTGGTCGCGGTCATGGTCAGCCCCTTTCAATTCGGTGTCTCGGATACCGCCCGGCGCACGTCGCGCCGGGCGGGTGTGGGTTAGCGTGCCTTGCGGGTCTCGGCACGGGCGGCCCCAACCGCAAACCCATCAGCAAAGGCTAGGGCGGCTTTGATAGAAAAGTTAATCAGGCTGTTGATAGTTTTCATGTTCAGTTCTCCGTGTTTGGGTTTCGTTTCCGTTCTTCACTAATAAGATTCTACCCCTAGTCCCTAGACATTGCAAGGGAGAAACAGAAAAATAGTGGAAATTGTTCGTTTTCCCAGCAATTCCTAGCGTTTGGCTTTGGTCGTTTTTTGCTCGGTCAGGTCTAATTCGCCCTCGACCGGGCGAGAAAGGTAGACACGGATGGCCCGGATCAGGGTAGCGGTCAGCGAGCGGTTTTCCTGTTCGGCTCGCTGGGTGAGCGATTGCCGCACATCGGGCGGCACATCGACGTTAAGTTGGGAACGGTTGCGGGTACGCGGCATTTTGTTTTGCTCCTTGCAACCAATATAGCCACACTTCCCTAGTATAGTCAAGGCAACAAACAAAAGCGGCCAGCGATTGCTCGCCGGCCGCTTCGATTAGTGGATCACCGCCTCGGTCAGAGGCTCACGCATTTTATTCGACACGTGGCATCACCTCCCCTCGGTTAAGCAGCCAATGGGCGAGTATCAACGGCCAGGCCGCGAAATCAGCGCGGCCGTGGCCAGATTCTCCCATGTGAGCGATGGGTAGCGGCTCATTCGCGTTTCCACCCCAACTCCCGTGCGATCCGGAAATAGTCCACCGCGTTCAGAAACCGCTTATGCGTCCGCACCCGGTAGCGTTCCGCGGCCCGGAGGAATTCGGCTTCCTCGTCGGTGTACTCGCTCCCCACGCCCACGGTGGAGATTGACACCCGGTTCGCATTGCGGGGGATTGTCATTTCAATTTATCCATCGCCACCAGTGCCGCCGCCCAGAGAAGGGCGGTCCAGATCGAGGCCGCACAAACGATTGACGCAATTCGCGGTTGATACGCCAGCTTCATGATTGCTTCCCAGATTGTTCGGGCGGTGGATGTTTTTTCGCCAGCTCGATCAGGGCACGGTCTAACGTATCCTCTGCCGACATTTCGCCACGTTGTGCCGCTTGATTCAACAACGCCTCGACGCGCTGCTTCTGTTCCGGCGGCATCATCTCGAGCCAAATTTTCATCGCCTCTTCGATCAGAGATATTCGCTTCTCGTGCCCCAGCAACTGAAATACAATCGCTGCCAGCCGCTGCCAAACCGTGCCGAATAGCTTCTTGCGCCATTCGTTCAAGCTCGGAAACGTCCCCGCCCCGAGCGTTGCCAGCAGGACCAAAACGGCTTCTTGCCACGTCAGCGTAACGTCGGCTAACAAAATCATGGTAGGCTCCTTCGGCGGGACTCATCTTCGCATCCCTCCTTTGTCACTTCGGGCATGTCGGGCATGAGCTTTGAACCGAGCCTACCGGCATCCGCTGATACCGAACGCTTCCAGCCGATTGCTGAGCCCCGGCACACGACAAGCAGGACGCACAATTGCCACCAGCTCCGCATGTCGCGGCCCCGGCACAATTGCGGCCCTGGCAGATGCCGGTCCCCTTGTAGGTTTCGTGGTCGCGGTAGATCGTTACGCCGTTCTCGGTTCGCAACGGAACAATGATTCCGCCGCTCGTCGTGAGCAGCGAACCCACCGGCACCTTGACCGGAGTGCATTTGCCGGACTCACAGCCCACCATCAGCGTGATTGTTTTTTCGGCAGGCGCTGGCGGGAACGGAGACGGCGGCGGGTCATTGATCGCGGCGGACGATTGGCCCACAAGCAGCAGGCACGCCAGACAGGAAAGGAACGCACGCATAGGGACTCCTTGAAAGAAAGGGGCATCCGTGCCCAGGTTTTTTAGTCTCGTCGTCGAGGTTACTTGATGAGTAGCGGGAGCAACGCTTCAAGAATCTTCTTGGCGATGGTGGCCCACGGGATCAGACCCTTGACTTTGCCCACCGCTAAGTCGTCGCAGCACTGAAGGAACTCTTCGTTGCTCAGGTCCGAGCACAGCGTGGCATCGCTCATAACGGGGATGGAGCCGTCTTTCGGATCGGGGAACGCTTGGCCCGCTGCAAAGCTGGCACACTCTTCGCCGACGTGGATCGCGTAGTTCCGGTCAATGTCGCCGATGTTCCCACGCACCACTTTGGTAACGATGCCCCACGCTTCCGGGGCAATCTCGGTTGGTCTTTCTCGCAATGCCATTTCAATCTCCAGGTTAAACGGGCGAATGGTTTGTTACGCGGCCTTCGTCATACGGATGGCCAGGGCTCCCATCGTGTTGAGCTTCGAGCCTTCGATGACGGACAATCCGAAGCGTCCCCAATTCGCCCATGAGTTGAGAATCAACCGACCCCAACGGCCCTTCTCAATGCGAACGTGGCGGATGGACACGACCGAATGCCCCCACCAACTGTAATCGGTAGGCGTCGGAATCTTCAGGAAGTGACAGGTGGCCAGCATCGCGTTGGTGAGGTTCTGATCGTAGACCTGTTTGGTAAGGTCCACCCATTCCTCTTGCACCTTGTATTTCGCCATCGAAGCACGAAGGGCAGGAGTATCATAAGACCGGCTGCGAGAGTGCCCCGGCCACTGGCCTTCGCCGGAGCCGTCTTCCGCCATGCCGAGTTCGCGAGCCGACTTGGCGCTCAACCCACACCAACCACCGTTGAGTTGGTTGAGGATAACCGCTGTCGCATGAGGATTCAGGCGGACAAGCGGAAGCCCCTGCTTGAGCCGGTCAAACATGATCGCTTGACCAGTCGAGAACGCCCAGCAGTCACCGTGTCCGTTCTGGTCAAGGTTGACGAATGCCGGTTTGCCGCCACGGAGGTATAGATGCTCCAAGCTCGATAACGTGGCCTCCTCTTCATCGTAGAGGGCATCGTACTCGCTGGGATCATACAGCTTGATGCCACTCGGAGGGGAGCCGAAAGTCTGTTGCGGGGTGATACCGTAATCTCGCGGAATGGCTCCGAACCCAACATCGCGATGGCCGTATTGCCCCTTTGCGCCAGGGAAGGCCAACGCCATCACCGCAGCTTCGTTCGCCGGGTTGTCGTCGAGAATCGGGATCGTGCCCTTGTAGTAATCCAGCGCCATGTCAGTTCCCCTTGTACTTCTTGAGTAGGTCGAGCGTGTCCGCGACGTTGGCCGGTAGCGGCCCCTCGTAGCCTGTTTTCTTGTCACCGTTGGAAATGAGAATCCACGGTTGCTTGTTGCCGCCGCTCTTTAGCTGGCTTCGGGTCACGGCATTCCGCCATAGCTCACTCACGCTCGTCGTGTCCACATCCCAGTCCCAACATCGCCCTTCCGGGGTCTTGCCGTCTGGACCTTTTGCGCAGTTCGCATCCGCCCAATCACGAATCAAAGCGGAAGTAGTGATTGACAATTGCTGAGGCGTCAATCGTTGATGAGCCATGTCCATCGGGTCGGATTCGTAGAACACTATGAACCGGAATCCTGGTGCCGGAATCGGTGCTGTAGAAGGAATGTCCGGTTCAGGCGGCTTCGGTTCGGGAGGCTTCGGTTCGGGCGGCTTCGGCCCCGGCCCCGGCCCCGGTGGAACATCGCCCACGGCGAATGACACCTTGCCGAATTTCGTAGTCAACTTCTGGGCCTTGAAATCGACGACCACAATTTTGACGCTGATCGTCAGGCCACCCTTTGGCGCGTCCGTGACTTCAAGCGTTTCGCCCATGTCGGTAGCGGTCACCGTTGACGGGAACTGCCACGAATAGATTGCCCCACCTGGAGGCGCCTTGACGGTGAACGGAAAGCTGGAGACGAGCGTCACGTCGTCCTTGACGATGACCACCCGATCAACCTGGACGACTTTGGCGTTACCGCCTGAAATCTCCAGTGGGAGCGTTTGACCGCTCGCCAGACCGGCGAACAACAGCAATGCAATCAATACTTTTTTCATTGGTCCCTTTCAACAAATAAGTCTTGGTCAATCAGAGCGCAGTTCGCTGCCGTTTGTCTGGTCACGTTTGTTACGAGTACATCGTCCTTGCCATCCGTGGCCAACAATATCGCTTTATGGGGGCAGTTTGTGAGAACATGGGCGGCAACATTGGTACGATATGCGTGCCCGTTCGGCATATTGGCCTTGTGTGAAAATCGCACAGTCCATACCGCCGCTTTAATCTCTTTTATTGCTGCCATTGGTCCCTCTTTCTTTCCCATTCGTCTGGTTTGACCGTGCCCGCCTCAGTAACTGCTTGGCCCGCGTGTTCCATCGTTGGACACACCCACACTTGGAAAACTCGTTGCGGGCCTTGCGAGTCATCGGGCAACAGGCCAACGACTACCATTTTACGGCCACATGAGCATTTCGGTATCGCTGCCTTAATTGGTGCGCTCCTGACTATCCATGCAACCAGTAACGCGATTGCCACCCAAAACACGATGAAGAGAATAAAGAAGTCGCTCATGGTTATTGCCAAGGGGTTGTTTTCTTCCCAACTTTGTTATTGATTTCTTCCAGGATCGCCTCTGAAAACGCATCAAGCTCGATCTCTCGCCGCTCGTTGTACTGCTCACATTCGCGCCGGTATTTTCGAGCCAGTCGCGCCGTATGAACGTAGGCTAGGAAGTTAAGCAAGAGCATCACGCTGAAGACCCAGAACACGATATCGCTCATGGCCGATTCACCTCCTTTTGTAGACCTTAACGCCATAGTCCCAAGCGGTCCAATTTGTACCACCTTCAAATTCATCGGGCCATTCAAGCCCGTAGTTGCTGCGGAATCGGCGAAACCCGTTCCTGTCATTGGCGAAGACAGTGCATAGAATTGGGCGGGCGCTCCATTCGTACACCATGTATACCTTGTCTCCGTCTCGTACTTCATGCTCTTGTAGTTCCTGCCACTCTTCTTTTGGGGCAGGGTAGAGCAACAGCGCTGCTAAGATCGCGATCATGGCTCACCTCTGCTCTCTCGCCGGAACTGCCACACCAGAAACACGAATGAAGCGATGCACAATGCAACGTATGCCACGCCAGCTAGTTCAAAATTGCTCATGGCCGTTTTTCCCCGTTGCCAGTTCGCCGCATCCGCACAGTGACCGGCTCTCCGTACTTGACTTCGCCATCTTCGAGAAAGTACAATCGGACGCCGTGCCCGAAACCATCTCTGTCAAAATCCATTTGATACTGCGCAGCCCCTTCGTTAAACCGAACGCTAATCGACCCGTCAGGCTGAATTTCGCTGTACCATTTGCCACCACCGAACCGACACGAATCGTATTTGCCGTCACGGGAGAAATAGCACGTCTGTATTGTGCCGCCCCAATCGAGTTCCCACGTTCCCGGCAGTTGAATCTCGGTCGCTGGCGGCATTGGTGCCGGGTATTCGGACCCGACCGCCGCTGCCGCGATGCTCAGCATGAATAGGCGCCGGTTCATGGCCGCTTCCTCTCAATCCCAACGCCCAGCAGGAACACCGCGACAAAGATTGTCAGGGCTAATAGCGGGAGCATGGGAGGCGTTCCCTACTTGGCGATGTCACGCTGTTCCGTCAGATACCGCACTCCCACGCGATTCATCGCTCCAGCCAGGTCGAACTCCATTCCGACCACCGAAGAATCTGGCCAATTTGTTTTTTTGACAACGCCGTACTCTTTGCCGATTTCGTCGCAAACAACGTAAGTGATCCCGGCCGGAACCTGATTTGCGGCAACCAAATCGAGCAATCGCGTCATCGTTGTGTCACCGACAACGAACGAGCAGCACTTAGCAATTACTGGCCCAGCAGCATCTACCGCACTAGCAATTGGCTCATTACAGTTCAGCATCTCAGCTTTCCCGCCGGTGCCAAATTGCTGGAACAGCCCAATCACCCAAGGCCGGGCAGTTGGGTCGCTCTCAAACGCGATCAGGTGGATGCGGTGCTTCATTATAGTGCCCCCAGCAAAGATTCCGCCGCCGATTGCACCGTCGAATCAACCGGGGCCGAGTACACTAAAATCCCCGATACGTAACCGTTGCAAACGCGGCCGACATTCTCCCTCCCGACTTGAAGTTGCCCAACCAGCGGTTGGTCAGAAAAACTTCCCGGATAAGTGCCGTCGTTCGCGCCGTTGAGGCGGTACGTGCCGCCGTTCATGCCAAGCGTATAAGTGCTGCCGGACGCCAGCGCCGTGTTCGCCGGTCGGTTAGCACTGCCAGCACTGTCGTAAGTGCCCCAATTGGGGCTAGCTGATCCAGCCTTTTCGAGCATCGTCCACCCGCCAGCAGTCGTTGCGCCTTTTAGTGTGGCAATGCCCCCGTTGTTGACAGGCGACCCAGCCATCTTAATCTTAACGAACACCGCATGTTGCATTGCTGTCGGCGTTGGGAACGCACCGGACGCTGACAGCATTCGATCATCGGTTGCATCAAAAAACACTCCATCAGCCTGATAGGTTGGACGCAAACTACTGGTTGCTTGCGTGAGAGTGCGAGCATTAGCCGTCGCGTCAACCCATGTGTAAACCGAATCGCCAACTCCGCATGGCGTTGTTGCTCCGGCGTCGGTAAAACAGAATTGCGGTGAGCGAATGTAGACACCATCGGGGCTGCCAATCGCATAATCAGTCAGTGTTAAAGTGCCAGTTGATATGCCTGTGATGCTAATTCGGATTACGTCGCCCGCCGATACGCTAAGCCAATACCCGCCGATAGCCGTCGTTGATGCCGCTGGGAGTGAGGAACATGACCCGTTTTTATAGACCGCGTAAGTCGGTGACCCGCTCAGTGATGGCAGGATGTAAACCAGACCGTTTGCCGGAACTGTATATTTGAGCCAGTACGCGGTCACGCTCGCGACAGCTTTGGCCACGCCAGAGGTGAGACTGGCGGCGAGGTTGCAGGTGGAGGGGGTGGCGTTATACGTTCCGCCCGGTGACAAACCCAGCTTGAGATTTAGTGGCATAACTGACCCCTTACCAGAACAGTTTGCCCACTGCCGTTGTCGAAGCATCAATCGACTTGATGCCCATCGCGTATTGCACGCCGACTGCCCACGTCCCAGCCGCGTCCGTCACCACCTGGTCGCCGAGGGTCGTGTAGTTGAATTGGCCGTCTGTCGTGAGCATGAACCCCTGTGCGGGAGTTGCCAACGTGCCTACCGCAATTTCAGCCTGGTTGGAAGGAGCGTCACCGCCAGTCCGAACGGTTTGCGTGTATGATGTTAACGCCGATGCCATGTCAGCCTCCAATTGTTGACGCCTATTGTATCAAATGTACTCGGAAACAAACCAATCCACATTGCCAGCAACGGCAACGGTCAAAACGATGTCGAACGTGGTCGTCGTCTTGTTCGTGTACTTCGGCTCGGACGTGGTCGTGAAAAAGTCCGTCCCGAATGTCACTGAGTAATTCGCACTCGGCATGGCGGAAGAGAATGTAACCGTGTAAGTCGTGCCGCCAATCACGGTCACGGCCTGCACACCTGATCGCTGTTGTTTTTTCGTCACCCACGCCGGGAGCCCGGCAGCCACTTCCAGAACTTGCCCGGTCGTGCCGATTGCCAGCTTCTGAACTTGTAGATTGCCGCCGACCGTGTCGGCGTACCAGATATCACCGTTCGACGGAACCGGCCCCCTGTCATAGACGATGCCGCCCGCGACTTTGACGCCGGGGAATGTGTAATCCTGCCAGATGCCGTGGCGCTCAAGTTCAAATCCAGGAGTCAAGTCAAAAGCTACAAATTCCGCCTTGTACTGATTTGCAGCAACAGTACCGAAATGCGATTGATACGTTGTCGAGATGCCGAAACAGCCAGCGCCCCAATTGATGTAGCAATTGGTCCCACTTGGCGGGTTAGCCAGTGATGGCCCCATGTAATGGTACTGGTATCCGGACGGGCTTGTTTTCCATTCGGTAGTCCAAATTGACGCGATTGTTGGCCTCGATCCGCCGTCGCCGTCTTGTTGGACATAAGCAATGCCAGCATCACCAGATTCCCCGCCAACGTAAAACCCGCCGCGCGCCAAATTGAAGCCAGAGAACTTAGCAGGTGATCCAGTGTCATTAGCAAGCCCGCGCACCTCCCATGCGCCTGGGTCTGTCCCAGAGTAATAATTAAACCACGAATCCGCATCTCCGATTGTCACACACGCATCATAAAAATCATCCGATGTCGGCGCATCAACCAGCTTGTACATACTGGCGTTGACGCCGTTTCGGTTCAAGAAGTCCTCGTTCGCCCCGCTAGACGCATCGTTGAAAAACCGCCCGAGCCCGTTGATCCATAGCTGCGCCCGCGTGCTGTCCGCCGTGAACGGATACACAAGAAACATCTTGCCAACGATGCTCTCCGGATCGGTCGCAACCGTCGCCGTCGTCGTGCTGTTCGCGATGCCGAAATAGCTTACCGTGTTCAAGAACTTGATGAACGAACGATTAGTAGCCTTCAACCATTTGTCAGTTGCTTCGTCGATGTTGACGAGGACGGACTTTTTGAAAGACTTGTCACCGTCGCCAAGTGTCTGCGCGGAAAGAGAAATGATTCCGGGAGCGGCAGCCGCTGCGTCATCAATCGTTGTTACTGCAACGCCTGCGGTATCGACCACAGTCGAATTGTTTATCTTGTGGGTCCCTGACGTTACACTTCCGCCCTTGTCGTCCTTGAAAACAGGTTGCACGGCCGGCGCTGTCGCCGTGAACTCATAAACCGGCGAGCCATCGACCACCACTCGCCGCGTCAATTCCGCGTAGAACGGGAACGACGTTGCAACCAGAGAATTCCGCTCATAGGCCGGCATGTTCGTTGGCGTGCCTACCCTGCCATTCAACAAGTCTTCATAGACGCCCGTGGACGTGTAGAATTGCTCCGTCCACGAATAAGCCCCGGCGGAAACGGCCGTGATCTTGGCAACCAGCTTCTCGTAAACTGGCGGGCCATTTGATTTCGGCGCGAGCATGCTTTCGAGTTCAGCGAGCCGCCTCAGCGCATCGTTGATGGCTTCGGCAGCTTGAACCGTGACAACTCCAGGTTTAACGCGAACGCCCGGCCGCATTGCTTACAGACTCCAATGGGTAAAGAGTTTGCTGAAATCGTATTCGCCGTAAATGCGAATTCCCGTCGTCGTCTTGTCGCTCGTCACCAAATAGTAAGTAATCGTTGTATCGCCGGTCTTCCACCACGGTTTGAGGTTGTGCCCTTTGTAAGTGCTGCCGTAGCTCGGCGGATTAAAATGAATGATCGGATAGGTAACGTCGCACATAAAAAGCGGTGTCCGTCCATCCGAGTTTCGAAGCGTCCCAGAAACGTATCTGTCGATCTCGGGTTCGAGCAAAAGTAGCGTGCCCTTCGAGTATCCCCAAATATCCGCCGAATTCACACGCCCGACCGCGCCGCCGACTTTGGTGGGGTACGGGAACACTGGATAGTTGAGCGTATCATAAACAAAATCCTGAGGGAGCAACCGCCAGCGAAGCGAGAACGTGGTTTTGACCTCGAAGAAATTCAGTTCGCCCGGAAAAGTCTTTGCGTTCGGCGGCCCCGGCGCACCTGCCGCACCTTCAGCGAAACCAAATTGGCCGGTTTGAATCGTCACGTCATAAATATTGCTCGTCGTGTCATAATCGACGTTTCGCTGAAATTCGCCGATCGACGAGCCAGTACCGCTAATCTGCGGGTCAGTATCTTCGCGGATGTTGTACCGTGGCGGAGCAAAATCGACGCTCACCAGATTCTTGCGGTATTGTGCGAACTTCCGCAAGCTATTCGCCTGAGCCGGCGGAGGGCTTCCGTCTGCTTTTTGCTCGTAAGAAATGCCCGTACATGAGGTGATTTTCTGAGCGTATAACCCGTTATATTTAGGGTGAGCAATTGGATTGACACGCCGCAGCTTTCGATCTGCTGTTGTGTAGGTGTATCCAAGAACCGCATTGGTAAAGTTGTACATACCGACTTCGCTATCAGGAATCCATGCGTATAGCGTCGTGCGTGCGTACCGATTCGACCACTCGCCAGATGCTGGCGATTCGTTGTCAATCTTTTCCACCCAATACGATGAGCCTGTAGGCTCATCTTTGCCGAGGTCGAACCCGGTTGGAACTTTGCACGGTGTAGCGTAGTCAGGCATCCGATGTCCTTAAAACAGGTCGTTGTAAGTCTTCTCGGCCCAGTTCGCGGCCGCGCCCATTCGCTTGCCAAGATCATTAGCGATTTCGCTGAGACTGTTAGAAATTTTGTCGAGCCTTCCAGTGACTGCTTTTCCGTCCTCAGTCAATCCGGCATTCCGGCCAGTGTTGAGAGCCGCCAGCGTCGTTCTCTTGCCGATGTCCTCAATCTTCCCATAGGCGGCCGGTCGAACGGCCGCGCCCATCGAGCCGCCCTTTTCGCCCTTGTCGGTCAATCCAAGATCGGGGATAAGATCGGTGACGTATTTAATCATATCCGCGAGCAGCTTTAGCCCATCGGCGAGTAATGCAACCGCCGGAACAACGGTGTTGTTTAGGACTGCTCCTAGAACTTCCAGTATCGGCGTCAAAATCGCAAGGCCGGATGAAATTAGGGAAGTGATGGTTTGCAGGATCGGCAAAACAACCTGCTGCAAAAGGCTTCCGAGCAATTGCAGAACGGGAGCGAACGCCTTAGCTAAAGGGTCAATTAGACCAACAAGCGACTTGACCACGCCAGCCAGCGCGCCCATGACTGTTGTCAGAATTGGCTTGAGACTTTGCAAAACATCGGCATACTCGCGAACGAATTCAGTAACCGATTCCAAAACAGGAACGAGAATTTGACCCATCGTTCCAGCCAGGTCGTTCAGTGCCAGATTGAACTTGAACGCCGCGCCCGGATCGGCCTTCGTGACGAACGCCAGCATCTGCTGAACAGCTTGACCGGCGGCCGCGCTAAAGACATTTGTAGCGCCTGCAAGAGATCTCATAGCTCCAGTAGCTACTGTCCCTATCGCGTTAGCCAAACCACTAGAAATACTATCGCTTAACTGGTGTACTTGTTGCGTTGCCACCGCCAACGGTGCCGTAAGCGACTTTTCAAATAGCTCACCGAGCTTGTCAAGGCTTTGAGAGATGGCGGCAAACGGGTCTGTTTTCTTAGCCATTTGCTCCGCCTCCCTTCTCTTTCCGCCACTCAATCAGACATTTCTCTGTCCACGATTCAAGCTCTTCCGTCGTGATCCCAAACGTGGCCGCCACACTCAAGCACCACGCGCGAACATCATCCTCGGTCTGCGGGTCGGGTATAGGCGTCGTCTCGGTCTGCTCGCCACGCTTGGCAAAATATACGTCTACAATTTGCCGGTCTGTGAGCTTTCCAATGTCGGTGAGGCTAAGCCAATAGGGCTCGCCGACGAGCGCGGAGTATACGGCGGCGGTGTCTGGTGGATCAGCGCGGCCAGCTTCGCCACTTCCGCTGGCCGCTCCACTTTTGGGTTGTTACAGTCCCACAAGGCCAGCACAATCACCGCCGCGAATTCCTTTTGCTTTTCCCGTGCCATCTCTTCCAGTTCGTCTCGGGTCATCGGATTGCCGCCGCCGGCGAGCATGGCCATACTTAGACAAGCCATTCCATCAGGCCCTTTTCGCCATGCCTCCTGCCGCGCCGAGCCCCATCGGAAATCGCCTGCCGTGATCTGGTTTTCCAGTCGTTCAAAAAACTCTTTTTTCGCCGCGGCATTCTCCGGCGTCGGTTCCGACCAGCGAATTTTGGCGTACTCTTCCGCCTCTTGAATCGCGGTCATCTTCCCAGCGGACACACAAGCGGCTTTGACCGCCTGCGTAATGCCGGAAAATCGGATCGTTCGCCCGCGCCACTCGAACGAGTAGGGCACGCCGAGAGACTGCTGTTCATCCACTGACAGTCACCTTTGGAGTTAGATGGGAACACTGATCCGCAAACGCCAATCGAATGCGGCCGTTGGTTTCCTTGATTTCGTACTTGATTCGCTTGCCTTCCACCCACGCCGCCTGAACGACGCCATCAAATGACGCAATCGGCGAAATGAACGCAACCGGAAGGCCGATTGCCTTTGCGCAAAACTCTTGAACAAACTTCGGAACGCCCATTCTGGCCTCGTTTACGTCGGGTAAGTTGTCACGCCTTCGACTTGGAACACGCCCTTGACCTGACCAGCGCCCTTAACCGCCGTGGTCACGTTGATGGACTCGCATTTGCCCGTGAGGGTGAAACCGATGGCGGTCGTGAGCCCGCAATAGAGCGACGTATACGTTAGGGAAACGCCGGGTTTGAAAGACGTGGTGAACGTCTTCGACGAGTTGTACTTGCCGCCAAAATCGGCCTGCCCGCTGTTGAGACCTTGCAAGTAAGCATTCCAATAGTTGCCGTCCGCGTCAGCGGTTTTCTCGAACCCGTTGACCTCGATCAGTTCGGTTTTGAGGCTCAAACCCCAATCCTCGAATTCGTGGTTTACGGTCACTGCGCTGATAACGGTTTGCAATCGCGCCGCCTTGCCGGCCAGTGGTGTCAATGCCATGCGGTTCCCCTTATGTTGTCGCGCCGATGATAGTGATTCGGTAAGTGGCCGTCACTGCCCCATCGTTGTTCAAAATCTTCAGCTTGTCGGCGCTGGCATTCGTCACGGTCCCGATGCCCGTGGCATCCGTGCAACCAACCGCGAAGAACCCGCCATTGCGAATCGTCACCGTTGGCGTCGTTCCGCCGAGGGGCCCGGTCCACGGATCGGAAGCGGCATTGCCCACCGTGATGGACGTGGCGAGCGTCGTCGTGAGCAATTCGACACTGATACTCTTGATGCGTGCAAAGTTAATCGTTTCGTTGAACGCGTTGACGAGACTTCCGTAAAGGTCGAGCGTCTCGCTCGCACCGCCTGCCAATGTCCGCACATCGGTGTAAACTTGGTCGAACGCCCCGGATCCCGCGCCAATTGAGCCCATGCTCAGCGTCGTGTTGTAGCTTTGATCGTCCGTAGTCGCGTTCAGCGGAGTCCGCGATTTCCCTATCGAGACTTTCGACGATAGCGAGATACTTACCTGCCCTTGTGTGATTGCCATTAGTTCCTGAGCTCCGATGACAGGTAGGTAACGTCGATAACCGAATGATCGTACATTCTGGGGATGGCCGCCGCGTCATATGTCGGGCTAAAGTTCACCGTCGAATCAAACACGGTTGTAGCGGTCGTCAACGATGTCACGTTCAGCGCCTTCGGGATGTTGCTCAGCGCCGCCGTCATGTCTTCCAGGTCGCTATCTATCTGCATGTTGCCGGCCCAGATGATCGCTATCTGAATGATGTACTCGCGAATTAACGCTCCCTCGAATCCCTCATCCTCATTCACCTGAGCATTCGGAATCAGCAAGCAAACCGGCAGCCATCCCGCGTCACCTTCCAGAAGTTCAAGCGACTTCCGAATCTTGATCGTCAACCGTGGCGCTGTGGCGGCAATCAGCGCCTTCACGTCGTTCAAAATCAGGATCGGAATCGACGCCATCAGCTGACCGCCTTAACGCAAACGCACTTCCACCGATCGGCCCACTGCTGCAACTGCACCGCACCCGGCGTATCCGGCGGGATGATGTAAACCACCCCAGCCGCGTCTGTGATCTTGCAGCCAGGCGAAACGACCACGCCGGCCGTAATCGTGGATACTCGCAAGTGGAACACAATTTCTTGCTGTTCCAGATGGCCGCCAAATACCGCTGCCGTTTCGTTGTCAAGCACGCGCCGAAACGCCGTCACGCCTTCAATCGTGGTAAACGATTTATCGTTTGCCCCACGAATGGAGAGCGTAACGGTTTCGGTAACAATCGCGGCCCATGATACCCTTTCGAGAAACGCGCGGCCGCGAGCGTGTAGGTTGCTCAACCCTTTGGCCTCCAGATCGGCGCGGTGTCCTCGTCGCCGTTCTTGTAATCTCCCCACTCGGTGAAATTCGTGTAGTGAGCATCGCCTACATGGGTAGCCGTAACCTTGCGGGTTGCGAACGTCTTCAAGCCGAATTCCGCAATCTTTCTGGAGAAAAACCAGTCCTCTGATTCGCGGGCATTCTGCCATTTCCCTTCAGCGTTGCGGGCAATCCGAGTCGGGAAATCAAACCAGCATCGAAGAAAACCATTTTCATCAACCGCCCTGAATGCCGGGTTGCGTAGGTCAGTGACCCAGCACCCGGTATTGTGCAGCATGTGTTTCGTGGCGTCGTTCGCGTATTCCGTGTCGGCAATGCTGAATGTGTCAGGCATCGCCAAAACTTCGCGAACGGTGTAGCGTCGAAATGCTTTCCACGGATCGCGAGCGTCACCGATTCCGGTCGATGTCACGCCCCGCGTATCCTTGATTGGCATGATGGTTGAAACGAGGTCCGCACCGTGCGTATCCATTTCCTCAACAAGCGTATCAATCCATCCTGGCGCTGGGCAAATGTCCGTATGGAGCATGGCGAAATGAGTAGCTCGCCCTTGCTCCATCAGATTCAACGCCTCGGCCCAGAGAAAATTGAAGTCATCCCAGCCATTGCGGGAGTTGAGCACATGGACGGAATGAATGCCAACGCTCGCATGGAGCAACCCGCGAACCGCTCCAAATTCACTCGGTCGGCCAGGGAATCCAAGAACAATTTCGAGCTTCTGACTGGCCTGTTTCTTGACAACGATTGCCGAGTCAACCCGACGCTTGACGCTGTATTCGTGCGGCCGGGTCATGATCTTTTCATCGACGGCTTGCACAACGCCGGGGTCGCCCTCGGTAACGTCATGGAGCATGATCGTTCCACCAGGTAGCACCTTCGGGAAGTATGCGTCAATATCTCCCGCGGCTCCTTCATAAGAATGGTCGCCGTCCACGAATAGCACAGAACAATTTGGAACTTTGTCAACCGCTTCCCGTGATGGGAACGGAATGATCTTCACGAGCCCGTTGACTCCCACCGCGTCAAGGTTGGCTCGAAGTTGCTCGGGGGTCGTCGGTTTGGTCGGCTTTTCACCGCCATCGGTAAATCGAGCAACGCCAACGCCTCCAAACGAGTCAATGGCATAGACGGGATGTTTCCCGCCGTCCATCGAACCGAGAGCAAGCGCAGCCGTTGACCGGCCTTTCCATGAGCCGATTTCAATAATCGGCCCCTTAGCGTCTCGCGCGAGATCGTAAAGCTCGCAAGCCTCACGCTCCGAGAGCCAGCCGTCGATTGTCAGAGCCGACGCGACGGCTTTACGTCGCGCGGCATTTCGTTCGATTGTCGTTTGCATTAGGTCGGTGTTTCCGGATCGGTGAGCCACAACGTCGAGTTGTAGCAGTAGTAAGTCCTGATTGCCAAATTCGCGTGATTGTAAGCGGCGTTGGCTGACGCCCCGTTGATGGCACTCGACACTGGCGGGAACACGATCAGGATTTTTCCAGACGTGTTCGATTTCACATGCACCACCTTGCCGGCCACGCTTGCCGGAAGGATAACGGCCGCCGTGTTGTCCGCACCCGTCACGAGGTTGAACCCCTCGCTCAGAGCATTGGCGTTTCCGATGGCAGTACCACCGGGAACCACGGCAGCAACCGGGATACGGGGATTGACTCCGAACGTGACGCTGACCGTGTTGGCATCGCCAATGGCGATAGCACCATCAGCCGCTCCGTCACCAGCGCCACCGCGAAGCGTCAAGGCACCGCCGGCCGATGCGTTATTGCCCGCACCACCAGCGATGACGATAGCGCCACCCGCACCGTTGTTGCCAGCCTTGCCCGCGATGCCGAGCGAGCTATCCGAGCCCGTGATATCATCCGCCGTCACGCTGCCGGCAATCGTCGTCGTACGCTTCGCGGCCGTGAGCAGCACCTGAACGTAGGAATCCCCGGTCAATGCCGCGCCAAGAGGGGTCACAAGCCCCATCAGATTGTTTCCGCTGGCCGTGCTGGTTGCCGCGCCACTGGATGCCGTGCCAGTCACGGGAGAACCGTTGCTGTCCCAATAGACCGCATCGCCGGCGGAAAATGTGCTGGTGTCCTTAGGGACGTTCCAAACGCCGCCCGATGACAGATTCATCGCGGTCGCCGCGTTGGGGTCAACGGTTTCCACAATCATCGGAACCGTGCCGACTTCAATCACCTGGCCGGGAACTTCGGTCCCCGCTCCGGTGTACGGGAGACTTGCTCCCGGGAAGACGTAATTCGCTGGGGTCTGAGCCATTTCTTGAAACTCCTGAAAAGCGGCATGGCCGCGAATGTTGGAAAATCACACCGCCTGAATGTATTAAGTGGCGAACGGGGCGACGGTCAGCCTTACGAGCCGGCCGACTTGACGCCACCGCGATAGTTCTGGACTGTCGCGCCCACGCCGCCGAATCCACGCATGGAGATTCCGAGCGTGTTGAACTGCCAGTCCTGGCCGGCCGTTTGCACGGTCGGAACCATATTGCCGTTCCATGCCGCGATCTGCACCGTGGGAAGAATCGACGGATTGGCGAGCAAGTACCACGCTGTCGCCGAGTAGCCGGTGAAAGTCGAATTTGACAGGTAGCGGCTCATGACCGGCTTGAACCGATTGCCCCAGATGTTTGTCGAGGGTTGCTTGCTGGCCGAACTGGTCGAAGCCAGCCCGCCCATGATGATGTCCCGCGACTTCATCAATTCCATCGCGGTCACATCCAACGCCGGCGGGTAAAGAAGAATTTCCGGCTCGACTCCGAGGGGTTGTCCAGCCGGGTCAACCTGGTTATCAAACAGGAGTTTCGCGGCCTGAAGGCCAGCCGATCCCAGCGCGGAGCCCGCCCCGCTGCTGTAGTTGCTGTTACCCTGCTGGCCGGTAACCGTGTGAGTTGCGGCCCAGAAAGCGGTCGAGCCGCCGTCGTCTTTGCTCGCCGTGCTCATGAACGGCGTCCACACGATGCTGTTGACCTTGAGCCCCCAACCACGGCCCAACATGGCTGGAACTTGACCGAGGATTCCGAGGTCATCGTTGATGATGTATTGCAGCGGCATTGTCAGCATTCGAGCCACAAGCCCGGCCTGATTCGCGAACGCCTGGTCGCCCATCGTCGCGTTCTGGATCTCGCCGGATGGCGCGAGTTCCTTGAACACAAAGTCGCCGAACAACGAAACGCTCTTTGTCGGCTTGAAATCCTTCACCGGAAGAATCTGGGCAATCTCCATGAACGATTGCTCGGTGTAGAGATAGCCTTGCAGGATGAACTTGTTTTGCACGTTCGCAAGCACGTTGTTGATCGTCACCGTGCTGGCGTCGGCACGGATCTGCGAAGAGGCTTGAAGTGCGGAAGCCACTTCACCCCAGCTTGCCGGGTCGCTAATCACTTCCCTTCCGCGGTATCCGTTCGCGGCGGCAATCGTGGTCAAGGCCTGCTGGAAGCCGATTCGGCCTTTGAACAGTGTGTGAGCCGTCTGGCGCACTTTGTCCGTGTAGCGAGCGTCAAGTTCAGCCCGGATGCGCTTTTCTTCGCGGGCGGTCGTTCGACGTTGGCCGTCGTCGCCCTTGGCGTAGAAATCGGAATCGTCCAGGCGGAAGTTGCCGCACGCTTCGAGCAGAGCGGCCTCCAGCACGGCGTCCGTGAGTTGCGGGTTGCTGGTCGAATAGGCCAGCCCACCCGGAACGCCAACGCCGGCGCCCGGCCGCGCGGCCTTCAGTGCGACGAGTTCGGTCTTCTCCTTGCTCCAGCCGTTTTCGATGGCGTGAGCGGCCAGATTCACGGTTAGCGTTTTTCCGCTTGCCGTGATCTCGGTCGTCGTGATGCCGTAGTTCCGCACCACTTCGCGGATGCTATCGGCCCGGCGCAGATCGTCGGCCTCGGCGCGACGATTGGCCGCAATTCGACTCTTGCGAGCGGCTTCGGCCTTCTTCTTTTCCTTTTCGTCTTCCATCTCCAAGTCATCGTCTTCGGCAGCCTCAGCTTTCTTCTTCTCCTCGTCGCCGTCCGGCTCATCGTCGGAGGCGGCCATGCACTTTTTCAGCGCGGCCTTCGCCTCGCTCTCGTCCATCTTTTCGATGTCTTCATCGGAGTACTTGCCCGATGCGAGCAGCATTTTCTTCACGTTCATTTTCGTAGCCTTTCGTTGGGAAGCGGAAACGGTTGCGGAGGTCATCCCATCCGCGCCCAGAGGAACAAAACTGATCTCGCCAATCACTGTTTCACGACTGATATTGAGCGGCCCGCGCACCGTGCGCCCGTTGACTTCCGCCTCTTCACCACTCGGCAGAAATTCCATCTTGTCGTCGTTGGGGGTTGCACCAATTGACAACTGCCACTTAAACCCGTTGGCGGCCGGCTCGGTGACTTTGTTCGAATGCGATTTCTCGCCGCTGAACACGCCGCCGACTTTGATTCCGGAAGCGTCAACGCTCACGGTGTCCGTGTGCCCGACAATCTGGTTGTGATCGTGTTGGCGAAGTGCTGGCCGATGCTGGGACGGAATAATCACGCCGTCCAGATCGACCACCACGGGCATTTTCCAGCCCTCTGGCGTCATCGGTGCGCCGGTGTAAGCGTTACCCTCGAAGCGTGCCAACTTCTTCTCGGTGCCAACGCCGATCTCTGCTTGGATCGCACACGCCACGCCCGCCGCGGATATGGTGAACTCGCGAGCAGAATCAGGGCTTTTCGGCCTTGGTTTGCTGGCGATAATTTTCGGTTGGTGCCTGCGTCGTTTACGAGACATTAGCGGCCTCCTCTACCAGCGATTCAGCCACCTTCAACAGTTCGTCGTCGTCGATCTCTGGCATGTCTTCATCGTTGTCCGCGTAGAACTCTTCGAGGTGTTCTCGGATAAGCGCGGCCAGAGTTTCGGCGTCGAGCGTCTCGCCCTCTTCCGCCGACAGATTGAGCAGCTTGCGAATCTGCTTCACACCTTCCGCTAGTGCGATCGGGAGTAAAGACGTGCCTGGAACGGGAACCGGCGATACGGCAATCATGCCGAGCATGACGAGCCGCGCCCCGGTCTTTCCGTACTTCTTTTCCAGCTTGGCGTAGGTGTTCTTGACGAATCCCACCGCCTTTCGAACCACCTTTGCCGGTAGCTCTTTGGCACGCGACGTGAGCTTGTTCAGCTTCTTTTGCGTCTTCGCTTCGGCCTTGCTTGAGGATGATGAACCGCCACCCTCACCGAATTTACCGTCATCGTCGCGTTTGACTTTGCTTTCGTCGAACGCGCGGATTCTCGCACGTCGAGACGATTTCGATTCCTTAGACTTGTCGAATCGACTATCTACCTTTTCCCACACTTCCCCGGCGGCCTGCTGGCAATTAAAAGCCGCATCAGTTACCGCTTCGCCAAGATCGTCATGGGCCTTTTCAAGAGCGGTCTTTGCTTCTTTGATTTTCTTTTTCAGCTTCGGCTTTTCTTTCTTCCATTCGGCACGTTGCTTTTCGTTGTCCTCAATTTCGGCCTCGTACTGAGCAACTGCCTCGTCATGCCTTTCAGATGCTTCCTCGTTGAATTTGTCAACTTCCTTACACGCCTCTTCCCATTCGGCATGTTCCTGCTCGTAATCTTCGTTCCCCTCTTCTTCCGGCTCGTCTGGGTACTTTTCCGGTTCGGGTTCTTCCGGCTCATCCGGGTCTTCCAATGACTCGATATCAGCCTTAGCCGATTCGTAATTCTCGATGGCGTCCGACACCGCGGAACTTGCTTCCTCAACAACCTTGGACGCCGCGTCGATTTCTTTCTTGCCCTTTTCAATCGCTTTCTCAATCAGTTCAATCTCGTCGTCGGTTGCCCCAGATTTCTCGTATTCCTTAGCCACCGCTGAAAACTTATCGAAGATTGATTTCTTAACTGCGTCAACAGCATCAGGAAGATTAGAGGAGTCCCCGCTATCAATCATCTCGTTCAGAACATCATCAATGCCATCCGTGCTTACCTCATACGATTCAGCATCCTCTTGAATCTTGTCGAATTCTTCGCGCGTCGGCTTGCCGCTTCCGCCGCCACCTTCACCGAACTTGCCGTCATCACCGCGCGGGTGATCCTCTTCGCGGAACTCGCCAGCCGCTTTGATGCGTTCGGGCTTGCTGGCCCCCAGCGGTTCGCCGTCATCGTCCTTTTCGCTTACTGATTGTTTGGTCGGTTCGCCGAACTGCAAACCGAGCGTATCAATCTCTTCGCGTTCGCGTTGTTGCTGAGCCATCACGTCGCGCCAGTCAAACCCGCGTTTAGCCCAAAACTCCCGCCATGTCAGAGTGCCGTTGCTGAGCCGCGAATGATCGGCGTCCGCGTCGGCCTGTGCGTCAAGCGGCTCGAACCCTGGCCAGTGCCATTCAAGCGGCGGTAACTTCATCCCGTCATAGGCTCGGATCGCTCCGCATAAAACGGCCTCGGTGTACCATGCTTGAAACGAGCGAGCCAGGATGGTTTTATTGCAGTCCTCTCGCTCCACGGTGAGCGAATGCCGATAGTTGATATGATCCAATTTTGCAGAGGAGAAATTGAAGTCCTGAGACGTTCCGAGAGCAAGATTGACCGGGTAAGAAAGCGGTCGGCAAGCCTCGGTGATGCACTGGATCTGGAACATCTGATAAGATGTGCCAGGCTGTTTCGGGTCAAGCGTGCTGGCCTTCATGCCAGCGGGCAAAACAGTCTGCATCCCGTTATTGATTGGGACCCGTTTGAACGGCTCATACTCTAGGTCTTCATCACCCGTATCGGCCGGCGCTTCTGTCTCCAGCATGACCGTATGCTGCGCGACCAGCTTAGCATTCTGCATGACCGAATTGCGGAATCCGCGCATGTCGTTGAACAGGTCAAGCGAAGACGTGAAAACCGGGATGCCGCGAACCTGGCCGGGTCGAAACTTGACGAACCACTGGCAGACGAATTGTTTATCCACCCACTTGAAATCGAGCGGGCTTTCGAAATACATATCGCCGGGATGTTGAGCGAGCACCGCGTATTTCGTCGGCTGCCCCGTCACCGGGTCAAGCTGCATCCCGTCCACCCAATACTCCTGCAAGTTGGCAGGCATTGGGGTTGTAACCTGATCGGCCTCGATGTCGCATGGGTAGAGCTTGACCGGATTATCAAGTCCTTCATAGGTTTTGAAAACTATGAACCCTTCTCCGTCAACGGTTTTGGCGAGCTTGATGGTGTTGAGCTTGCCGACGAATCCAACGCAATCACACCAGCTTTTCCAAGCCTGTTCAACTTCGTCGTTGTAGCGGTTGTCGCGAGTAAGGATCTGTAGGGTCGGCCCGGTCCCAATAAGGTCGGAAGCGTTTGAAGTAGTGATGCCGAACAGGAATGGATTGTTGGCAACTTCATAGCGTGACCTGATACGCAATTGTCGGCGAGCAATGTAGTTGTTTGCAGTCTTCGCGCTGTAGTAATCGACGTTGATCCAATTGCGGATGTTCTCCGGCGTCGGAATTGCGTTGTCATATCTGGCCTGGATCGCAAGAGTTGCCGCAGTCTGAGCCCGCGTCTGTTTGGGAACAGGCGTTCCGCCGCCAAACCAGTTTCGCAATCCTTGGAACATCACCACCCGAAGTAAGGAACGATGCCACCCGGTTCAGCGGTGACCGAACCGACAAACGGCCCTTGCGGAATCAATTGCGTTCGTCGGATGCCAACACGCCGGGAAGCGAGCGCGGCCACTTGCGCGCCGAATAGGTAGCCCTTAATCACGTCGTTCATCGAACGTGCGGACACGGAGAGCCCGTCAGCCGACACGCTTTGCGGGTCTTCGAGGGCTTGCGTGATTAGGGTTGTCGGATCAGGAAGAGCCATTGCGGTTCCCTCGATTGAGAAAACCAGAAACCCGGCGAGCCAGAAACAAAAAGGCCACGCGGGGATTGCGGCCCCGCATGGCCTTTTGTTGGCGATTCATGGGAGTTAATTAGGCTCCGATGTCGCCGGGTTTCTGGTTGTCTAGTACGAGGTTATACGATACGGGTCTTTGTTGGAAGTGTGTAAATTAAGTAAGTCTATTTCTGGACAGTTTCTCGATCTGTATGGATCGAGCGAACATTTGCAGGATAACGACGAGGTGTCCGCATGGGACTTCTTCGGCGCATTTGCCGAATTCAACCCCATCATCATCATAAGTGCATGTCACGGTGTTCATACCGCTGTCCAGCCGTTCAAATTTCAGAGTAGTGTTGCGTTCGGAAAAAATCTCGAATGCTTCTTCGGTCGTCATGAATTTGACCTCTCTGGTTTAGGTTTGATTTTGAAATACGTCTGCACGACTTCGACCGTGTACGCTCGCATTCCACATTCTCGGCACTTGCGTACGCGGACGATCTTGTTGAGCCGCTTGCGAGTGTAGAGCACCGGCAAGCGGTCAGATGAGCACTTCGGGTTGGAACAAGTTATTCCAGGGATGCTATGCTCCTGCTCTCTGATAAAGGTCTTCGATGTTCAGTTTCCGCTTCGGTTTCGCCGGTTGCGGCTGCCCACCCGTCAAGCTCCATTTGAGCCCCTGGACCGAGGCGGCCACGCTTGCCAGGATCAGGCAGTCCCACCAGTGATTTTCATTCCGGCCCGGTCGATTCTGCCACTCGTCGAGCACACGCCCGCGCCCCGTGGTTCTGACCCGGAATTCCGCCGTGCAGTGGTCCGCGAATAGCTGGTGAATGTACGGTTGCGATCCGAATAGGTCGATGCAGCCCGGAGTCATCTTAGGCGCTAACAGACGTTCCGCCACGAACGATTTCCATAGATACGTATCAATCTTCACCAGCCGGCCACGCCCGCGTTCCGGCGCCGACATTCGCCAATTCCAGCCTTCACGCTCGCCACTCCGCTTTGGCCACTCCGCAACTGGAACTTTAGCCGCCGTGATGCCGTATCCCTTGCTGGGAGTCATGATCGAAGCGTATGGCGACTCTCGGCAAGCCTTGTAAACAATGTCAGGCTTCCAGCCTGAGTCTATCAGGATCCGCTCAATGCGCAGCACGGCTCCGGTTTCCTGCTGGACAAATGCCTTTTCAGCCAGTCGATTCGCCAACGCGAAAACGCCTTGATATATCTGCGCGTCTTCGACCATGCCGGGGAACACTTCGGCCAATGACGGCCGCGCGTCCGCCGCCGTGAAGTGGTCCCTCGATTGCTCCGGGAACGTGCCATACGAAACAACTGAGCCCCCGAACTTCTCATTCCAGGACATGACAAGAAAGAAGATGATTCCGCCTTGAACGTCGATGCCCGCCGTCAACCGAGAGCACTCGCGCGGAACTTCCCACTTTGCGACGTTGTTCAGCTTCTTGCACAATGCGTCCGCGTCGATCTCGATAATCTGCGATTCGCTGCCGTCGGCGATCGGTTCATTTTGGTACTCGGCCGCAAAGATGCGCGGAGAGTCAATCCATTTGTTCATCGCCGTCTGCACGGCCGAAACGTCCGTATCCTCGAACCGCTGAGGCCAGCCAACTACGCACCCTTCATCCATGGACTCGCGGTTGTCGATGTAGAACTGATTCGACTCGGCATAACCACGACCATCGACTAGCGCCTCTTTGCGAATCCGCCGGTATTCCTCCCAGAGCTTTTCGTTGACGGGGAACGTGTAAATCATCTTCGACTTGTCGCCCTGCCACGTTGGGGATCGGTCGCGGTCAAGAAAACGCTCGGCTAGGTCGCCGGGAGCAATGACCGTGCAGGCCATCATTGCCGCAATCTTGCGTTTCGGCCCGGCCATGCCGAGGACGGTTCCGTTGATGAGCCGTTCGCGCGTTCCGTTCTGCATGACGCTCGTTGCCGATTCATCGGTAGATGGGTCGTCAATCAAGGCCAGGTCCGGGCGAATGATCGTCCGATCCGCCCTGGTTGCCGAGGGGCCGCGAAGCTTGCTGCCCGTGATGCCAGCCGAACGAATCACCGATCCAGACGCAACCGAGCCTGGAACCGTGGCTATGACAATTTCATTCTCGCCCCACTTAATAAGCGTTGATTCGCCGTCCAGTGTCTGCCCACGGCAGCGATGCGTAATCCGCTCCAGCCGGCGAACCGGATAGCAGACCTCTGGGAAGTCTTCCAGAAACAAATCGTTCGTCTCGATCTGGTCTTTGATCTTGTCAAGGAGTTGACCTTGAGCAAGGTCGTCGGCCGCCGCGACAAGCATCACATAAAACCGATGGCCGTAGAACACGGCCCACATTGCCGCCGCGCGACAGAGCGAAGTTTTGCCCCCGCCACGCGGCATGGCGAAACAATAGCGGTCCCCTCGAAGGACGCATCCCTCTAACTTCTCAATCGCCTTCAGATGGTCCGGAGACCATTCGAGAGGGAACCACCCGGACAGGTAGGTTTCACAGAACAGGCGCAGACTGAGCCGGCAAGCCCCCCGACGCTCCGGGTTCTCCACCGCTGGCATCGGCGAGATGTCGCGCCCCGCCTCGCTCCGCTTGCGGTTGATCTCCGCCTGCGACTCACGATAAGAATCGTAGGTGGTTGGATTAGATTGTTTCCGCGATCTCGGTTTCGGTTTCTTCTTCGCCGGTTCGCCTGTTTTGAACATGCTTGCTCACTAATTCGGCCATCTGTTTAACCGCACGCAGCGCCCCTGAAAAGTCTCCTATTTCAACCATTCGCCTATATAAATCTCTGGTTGTTTCGACGCACCATCCAAAGACAACATCCGATTCCGCTTCCGCAGCGAATCGCAATCTGAACATAACAGCCGACAATAGCTGTTCTGGTCGTTCGGTTGGGAACTTCTCCGCGATTGCTTCCCGAATGTCGGCCTCCGAGTTGCCGGCAATTACCCATTTGAATACTTGCTCGACAGCGGGTTGAGTGTTAGAGATTTTCTCGGAAAGTTCTGCCGACATTGCTTCGGTCCCCTGGTGCCATTGTAATTCCTTCTTTTTGTCGTGCGAACAATTCGTTCATAATAGTTTCGGTGAAATCATATAGCTCCGGGTCGTTTGCAATTGTGAAGTCCTCAAACCGAGGGTTCATGTTCAAATTCATCGAAGTCCGCAATACTAGCTTCCAATTATCATTTCTGAAAGTTGCGAACTTTGCATGACACTGGCTCACGCGAACATTCGATAGACCGAACCGTTTACGCAGCATATCGGCGGCCTGAGGATCTCGACGAGCGAATGAAGCGTCTATCAAAAATCTTGACTCGATCAGCTTTCCAGCATGTTGCCAATCGGCAATCATGCTTATTTCCGGCCCATTTGCTGTCCATGTTGAAAGAGTTAGATATGATGGTCCGATTTTTTCGACGCACGCTTTAAGCAAATCAATTAGACTGAATTGACCTTTCGTGAAGCCGACGAGTTCGTTTTCTGTAGTCAGAGGCTCGATTGCTTCACTAGCGGTCTTGATCCTACGCGCATCTCGAATTTCACGAATGGCAGTTCTTTTTTTTCGTTTGAGGACCGTAGGTGACTCTATTTCCGTAGCATCGACAACTAACAAACAATCTTCGAACAATAAAGGGTTTTTTTCTGTATTCATTTCGTTTTACTCCCTGCAGGAATCGTAGGCGGTTCGCCCGCTTTCGTTGTACGATGTAAAACTAACTGAGAACACATTATTGAG